GCGGACGAACGGGACCCGCGCACGCAAACCGGCTGAGCTCGGTTGTACCGCATGCGATTGGGTGCCCGAGCCTGACCAGTTGTGGCCTACCCAGGGTCCGGTGGCGGTGCCCTGGATCGAGGACAACCTCATCTTCGCCGAGGGCGACTGGTACGAGCAGCCATTCCGGTTGCGGCCGGACCAGAAGCTGTTTCTGTACCGCTGGTACGAACACTGCCCAGACTGTGGCCAGTGGCGCTACAACGACGGGTTGCGGGGCGCGGCCACCGGTGACGGCAAGACCGCGTTCGTGGCCGCGATTGTGGCTCTGGAGTTCGCCGGACCGCCGCAGATCGCGCCGGTCAGTCCGAACATCCCGATCGCCGCGGCGAGCTTCGAGCAGGCTGACCTGTTGTTTTCCGCCCTGGCCACGATGCTCGGCGGCCGGGACAACAAGGTGACCGAGGCCCCGCTGTGTGGGTTCTTTGAGATCTATGACACCGAGATCAAGTTTGCGGACGGACGGCCGGGGAAGGTGTTCCGGGTCGCGGCGGTCGCCGGCACGAACGAGGGCGGCCTGCCGCACCTATTCGTGCGAGATGAACTTCACGAGTGGGGCGATGTCGGCGACCGTAAAGCCCGGGTGGCTACCGTTATTGGCAAGTCCACCAAGAAACGCCGCACTCCTCGCGGCTGCGGTCGGATTCTGAGCCTGTCTACCGCCGGTTTTGACGTCGACCACAGCTTGCTCGGCAGCATGTACAAACTCGGCAAACGGACGCTGCGCGATCCCAGCGTGGCGCCGCGGTTTCTGATGGATTGGCAGGAAGCACCGGAGGGGTTGGATTACCGGAAGCGGGCCGATCGGGAGCGCGCGGTACGTGCCGCGTCGGCCGCGGCCGACCGGCAGTGGTCCGTGGCCGATCGGGTAGCGGAGTGGGGTAAGCCCGAGATGCCGTCGCACGAGTGGATCAGGTATTACGCCAACCGCTGGGTCGACGTGGCCGAGGAATCCTGGCTGAAGGACCACCCGGGAGCGTGGGCGAACTGTCAGGGTGAGTGGGAGACAAGCGATGCCAACCCGTGGGTTGAGACCATCGATATGGCGCTCAAACAGGACAGTGTCGCGGTCAACCGGGTTGAGCAGTTGCCCGACGGGCGGATTGCGGTCACGGCACGGATCTGGACGGCCGATCAGTTCCCGGACGGCCGGATCCACCACGGCGTGGTCTGGGACTACATCGTTGAGCACGCGCAAGGCCCCGGTTTCCGGGGTGTGGTGTATGACCCCCGGTTCTTCGAGGTGCCCGCCCGGTTGTTGGAAGACCGGGGCATCCCAACGATTCAGTTTGATCAGTCTCCGGCACGGATGACCCCAGCCTGTGGGCTGACTTTTCAGCTGATTCTGGACGCCATGATCGTGCACGACGGGGACCCGGACCTCGCGGCGCACGTCAACGCCTCGGTGAAGCGACAGCAGGAACGCGGTTTCACGCTCTCCAAGGGTCGCAGCAAGCGGCACATCGACGCCGCGGTGGCCATGTGCATGGGCGTGTGGGTGCTCCACGAGGTCCCCGAGGAGACCACGCCGCCACCGGCGACGGTGAGCGCGGCGATCGTAGACGATCACGATTTGTGGCGGCCGACGTCCCGCCTGCAACTCTGACCAGGGAGGTCTCGCGTGCTGACTATTCGTGTGCCCGCGCCACCGGCGGGGCTGGTTGCCAACCTGTTCGGTCTGCTTGGGCTGATCGGGTTGGCCATTGCCGCTGGGGGCCTGACGGGTAACTGGTGGTGGACGCTGGCCGTGGGTAGCGCCATGGCCGTCGGCCTGTCCTATGTCGCCCACGCCCACGCGGCCGCCGTTGCCGCTCCGGCGGATGGCGCGGCCGCCACGGCGCGGCCTGACCTTCGGGCCGCGGCATGAGGTCGTGGTTGTTCCCGCCCCAGCTGATTGGCCGGGCCACGGAGGCCACCCCGGACCAAGTGGTGGCCACCGGCGCGGCCGGCGGGTCGTGGGGCACGGACCCGGTTGACAATGACGCCGGCTGGCGACCGGCGGGCAGTGCGGGCCGCGAGATCCCCCCGTGGACCAACGAAAAGGCCAGGATCTACAGCGTTGCGGCTTATCGGTCCAACCCGATGGCCCGCGCGATCATTGATACCTACACGAGCTTCTGCGTCGGCGATTCGGGCGTGACCTACCAGGTCACTAATCCGCAGGTCCGGGCAGTGGTTGAGGAGTTTTGGGAGGACCCCCGCAACCAGATCGGCCAGTCTCAGGAGTTGGGGTTGCGGTCAAATCTGCTGCTGGGTGAGACGATTCGAGAGCTTATGGTGGGCCCCACGTCGGGCGTGGTGCGTTATAGCCCGATCGAACCGGCCACCGTTGCCGAGATCACCCTGACGGCGGGTAACCCGCTGTGGCCGGATCGGGTGTGGTTCCGCTCCGGATCCGACCTGCGGTCACTGAAGGTTGCCGCGGTGGACGACGCCACGGGGCTCCGCGACGGTGAGGCGTTGTTTTGGGCGCCGTTTAGGTCCTTGGAAACCGACGTGCGGTCGGCACCGTTCCTCATGCCGATTCTGGACTGGTTGGACAGTTACGACACGGTGCTGTCCAACCTGATCGACCGTACGGCGCTGGCCCGGTACCTCGTGTGGGACGTCACCGTTGAGGGCGGCCAGGAAGAGGTGGACAACTTCGTCCGGACCCGCGGCGGCACCCACGTGCCCCGGTCCGGCACCGTGGAGGTGCACAACCAGGCGGTGACGTGGGAGCCCAAAACGGCGCCCACCGGCGCCGAGGAGGACTCGGTGGCTGCCCGTTCCGTGCTCACCCTCGCGGCCGCCGGGTCTGGGCTGGCGAAAACATGGCTCGCGGAGCCCGAGGGCGCCAACCGGGCAACCAGCCACACCATGGCTGAGCCGGTGCGGCGTCGGGTAGCCGGCGTGCAAAAGACCTGGCTGGGGTATCAGACCGAGCTCGTCCGGTTCGCGGTGGACCGGGCGGTGGCGGCACGCCGGTTGCCGGCGACAGTGGAGGCGGTGGACCCGAAAACCGGCCAGTCTTACCAGTTGCCCGCGTCGCGGACGGTGATGGTTACCGGCCCCGAGATCGCCGCGGCGGACGCCGAAATCACCGCCCAGGTGCTGCTCAACCTCTCCACTGGGCTGGAAAAGCTTCGGGGAATCGGTGCGCTGACCGAGGAAGCCACCGCGGTTGCTGCCCGGAAAGCGTGGGAGGACTTCGTGGGCGTCCCCTACACCGCGTCTCTGGATAGCTCTAACGCGAACCCTGGCGACCTGGCCACCCATGTTGACGCGAACGCGCGGCTGAAGGCCGTGTGAGAGACCCGGAAAGGGCGCTTGTGATGTCCCTGTCCCGTGAAGAGGCCGCGCGCCGCCTCGGCATGAAGGTTGCCGAGGTGGTCAAAGTGGAAGAGGGTCCGGCCGGCACGTGGGCCACCACCCATGACGGCGTGCGCACCCTACTCGCTACTGTCGAGCCGGCCGCCGAGCTCGAGCCGGCTGACGAGGTGCCGGACGGTGCTGTTGGCGAGGTGCTCACCTGGGTTGGCGACGACTCAGCGCGTGCACGTGCCGCGCTGAAGGTGGAACAGGCCAAGCCCAAGCCCCGGACCGGGCTGGTTTTTGACCTGCGGAAACTGGCAGGTTCGGCATGACGGCCCCAGCGGCTGTGGTGTGCCCGGCCTGCGGTCACCAGTTCATCCCGGATGCCGGGGCGACACGGGCCACCGAGGCTGTCGAGGCTGACAACCCGAAAAAGCCCTACGGCGACGTCAACTATGCGGACCCGGGATACCAGAAGGACGGCAAGGCCCGGTATCCGCTGGACACTGAGCAGCACGTTCGGGCCGCGTGGTCCTATATCAACCAGTCCGACAATGCCGCCCAGTACACCTCGGACCAGCTCAAGAACATCAAGGGGCGGATCCGGGCGGCAGCCAAGCGGTTCGGCATCGCTATCGCTGATCAGGCCACCGAAGCGGGTACGGTGACCGATTCTGACCGGCTGGCCGGTCGGGTCATTGAAGCCAAAGGCACTGGTAGCGATGGTGGGCGGATCTTCCGGGTGCGGGTCATCGCTTACGGTGACAGTAAGAACGCCAGACGCTATCCCGAAGCGGTGATGCGCGCCGCGGCGCCGCTGTATGAGGGCGTCAAGGCATATGACCACCACCGCGCCGAGGGCGAATTGCGGTCTTCCACGATCAGCGGCCTCGTGGGCTACTACCGCAATGCCGAGGCCACCGGCGACGGGATCGAGGCCGACTTGCATCTGCTCCCATCGGCCACCCGTGCCGCCGAGGCACTAGATACGAGCCTGACTATTCAGGGCGAGGGCTTGTCTCCGCTGGTGGGGATCAGTCACGACGTGATGGCGATGTACCGGCCGATCGTGGCTGGCGGGCAACGGCTGCAAGAGGCCACCGCCATCGTGAAAGTTAATTCCGCCGACATCGTTGCCGATCCGGCCGCTGGTGGTCAGGCCACCCGCATGGTTGCCGGTGGCACGGAGATTACTGAGACCGACCCGGCGAGTGTCCGGGACGAGAGCACAAAGGAGTCCGACGTGACTATCACGACCGCGGACGTGCTCGCCGCGTTCAAGGATGCCGACGATGACGCGCTCGCCGCGGTCGGCCTGCGCAAGGTGAGTGAGTCCACCACAACGACTGAGCCGTCCGCCGCTTCCGCAGTGGACTCAGCGCCTGTTGGGGGTGAGCCGAGCACCGAGAGCACTGGGACAGCGAAGGCATCGTTTATGGGCAAGTTCATGATCCGCCAGATGGTTGCCGACGCCGGGTTGCCCGAGTCCGCCGTTGAGGCGGTGACCGCGCTGCTGCCGGAACAGGTCACCGAGGCTGATCTGTCCACGCAGATCGCCGCGCTGAAGACAAGCCTGGGCTTGGTCGAGCGCACCGGGTTGACCCCTACGAACACTGCGGCGGTCACCCGAGAGGCGGTGGATAAGAAACGCGATGCGCTAGATGCGTTCTTTGCGGGTGACTACGTTAACGGTTACCGGTCGTTCCGGGAGGCGTTTGCCGACTTCACCGGCCGTCGGCCGAAGTCCTTTGACGAGGACTACAACCGCGTCATCCTGCGCGAGTCACTCGGCGAGTACGATTCGGGCGTTACCCGGTCCACGGAAAGTATGGACTCTACTACCTGGAACCTTGTACTCGGGGACAGTATTACTCGGCGCATGGTGGCCGAGTACGTTCAACCGTCTTTGCAGACGTGGCGGCAGGTCGTGAGCTCTACCCCGCCGGTCAATGACTTCCGTATTCAGCGGATTGAGCGCGTCGGCGGTTACGGCGTGCTGCCCGCAGTTAACCAGGGGGCGCCGTATCAGCCGCTCACGTCACCGACCAACGAGGAAGTCACCTACACGGTCACCAAACGCGGTGGGACGGAAGACATCACACTGGAGATGATCGCCAACGATGACATCCGGGCTATCCAGCGCATTCCCGGCAAGCTCGGTCTAGCCGCGGCGCAGACTCTCTACCGGTTCGTCTGGGACATCCTGCCCACCAACGCAGCCACGTCTTACGACGCAACCGCGCTGTTCGCAGTTGGCCACGCCAACACGGACAACCCGGCCGTGCTCGGCCAGTCGACGCTGTCGGTTGGGCGGCGCAAGATGCGCAAGCAGACAGCCTACGGCGATTCAAGCGACGTGCTGTCGTTTACACCGCGCGTTCTCGTGGTGCCCCCCGACCTGGAGGAAATCGCGTTTCAGCTGGCGACATCGGCTGTGGCGATTCCGTCCACGCCGGCCGGTCCGACCGATACGCCGAACATCCACCAAGGTCTTCAGGTCATCGTCGTGGACTACTACTCGGATACGAATGATTGGTATCTGGTGTGTGACCCGGCGATGTGCCCAACGATCGAGGTCGGTTTCTATCAGGGCCGCCAAGATCCGGAACTGTTCACCCAATCTGACCCGAGCGTGGGTAGCGTGTTCAACGCCGATAAAGTTACATATAAGATTCGGCATATTTACAGCGGAACCGTGTTGGATCACCGGGGTTTCTACCGTGGCTCCAACTGATATCCACTGACCACGTGCCTCGTGTCTGTTACCCGTACAGCGGGCACGGGGCACGTTTCCATCCGCTGTTGACCAGTTGAGGCGGCCGCTCGGCGGGTTCCGCGATCCCCAGATCAAGGAGAGACCATGCAGGTCAAAGAACTAAGTAGTAATTTCTCCGTGGACATTTATGTGGCTGGGCAGGCTACGGCAGGTACCCCGGATGAATTTACCGGATTCGTTGCCCCGTTCAACATGAAGATTGTCGCGGCGACGTGGACTCCCAAGTCGTCCATTACCGCCAACGGCACGAATTACTTCACTCTGACCGTCCGCAACCGCAAAGGCGACGCGTCGGGCACCGCCCAGTCGGCCACCCGGTCCTACGCGGCTACGAACTCCACGGCGCTAGTGCCGGAGTCCATGACGCTGTCCTCCACCGCATCGGACCTCAATCTGGTTACCGGAGACCACCTCACCATAGAAAAGCTGGTCACCGGTACCGGGTTGGCGATGCCGGCCGGCACCGTCCGCGTGTCTATACAGGGCCGCTGATGAACCGGCCAGCGGCCAACCCGGTTGGCGTGACCGTTTCGGCGGTGGTGTTCACCGGGCCGTGCACCTACAAGGGCGTCTCGGTGCGGGAAA